CGTTGGGAAAGTAACGGTAAATGTATTTGAACTAGTAATATCATTACCAAAATTCAATATAAAACAAGCCGCTCCCGTGGTGCTATTATAAACTAGCGCACCCCGTGCGGTAATACTTCCAGTCCAAGTTACGTTGTTAAATGAGATAAAAGCAATATTATTGGTCGTATCTTGCGTAGGTGGATTGGAAATGGTTAAAGCCTGACCGCCAGCGGTATACCCGCTTCCTGTAACTTCGTTAGTTGAAGTGTAGCCAGTAGTTGTATTGTTTAAATTAGCGTTCGCATTATATAAAGCAATCTTGTAGGTATAGGGAGAACTCAGGGTAAAGTTCTCCAAACCTGACAAAATATTGGCTTTAAATAGGGTGGTTTGACCTTGGACTATTGGCATTATGAAGCCTCAAACTTATTATGTTTTGAAAAGTTTTCGGACGCCCTCATAACTTGCAAATTTGATGGCACATGAAGACCGGAAACTAAATCACCCTGCAATGGAATAATATGGTCAACAGTCCATTTTACGCCTTCAATTTTGCTTAATAAAGCAGCAAGTTTATATTCATTTTTAATACGTTCACGGTCAATATCATTTAACCATGCGGGGGTACGGTTTATTTTTGATAATCTTCTAGCAACAACTGATGCATGACGTGTAGCTTTGTTATTTTGACGATTTCGTTTTGACATGGCTTTTACTTTGTCTGGATTATTTTTATTCCATTCAAGTTGTGCAGCATAAATTTTATCTTTATTTTTTTGACGATATTTTTTATCATCAGCTAGTTTTTTTGCCCATAATATAGAATTATTTTTTAATTTTATATAATCATTTTTTTTATATTGCAAATAAATTTCTGGATTTTCTTTTCTGCGTTTTTTTAAAGATAATTTTGCGCATTCCACGCATGCACCAGAAACTCTACGTAACCCATTTAACTCTGGATGTTTTGTGCATAAAGAACCGTAACAAGTTGGTAAACCTTGTTTTTTGGCTTCTTGTCTTGTAATTTTTATCATGCTTTGCTATATGGTAATTTTGTTTGCGTTTCACGATAAGCATCGCCACGTTCTAAAGTATCGCCAAGACGTTTCATTTCGCCAAGCGCTTCTTGGTATTTATCTTCGTAATACTTAATAATGTCCTGTTCCTGCTTTTGGAATAACATTGCTTCACGCATAGCACCATAGAACAGTACAGGGTCATAATTATCACCAAGCCAGCTTTGACCTTGGGCATTATTGACGGTGGCTATGCTAATGGTAAATCCTGAGCCTGTACCGCCAATATCGGCTGAGGCTACGCTTAATACATCTCCAGCCTGATAGAAACTACCACCATTTTGTAAGGTGACAGTTGCTACGTTGCCACTACCGTTGACTAAAATATCACAAGTAGCGCCCGAACCAGAACCGCCAGTCATTGAAATATTTTGATATAAGCCGGGGCTATATAAAGTACCTGCGGTAAAAGTGGCATTTAAAGTAGCTGTAACGCCTTGAACAATTGACACTGGATAGTAAAAATAATGTAACTCAGTGCTATAAGACGAGTCAGGAGTAGGACCAACAATAGCGGTTAGCTCATTAACATTAGAAGTAGAACTACCAAAAATAGCGTAGTACTTAGGCATAGTCCAAGATGTTGAGCCATTATTAGGATACGCTTCACGAATAAAGTTGACATCTTTGTTTAATAAATAAGTGTAATTACCGCTAGAATCAATTACAGCAATAGAATACGTGGCTAACCAGTCAAACGGCAAAGTTAAATACTGGTTGCCAGAGCTAAATGTTCCTGTAACGTTTTTACGCAATGATGGAATTTGAACCGAGTTGTATATACGAGTTTCAGCCTGCTCAACAAAGAACGGAATATTAGCAACAAACGTAGGCTCATTGGTTTGAGCGTATGTCTGTATATTGTTTAGCAGGGTCTCGTAATTCATTACGCCATCGGTCCTCTAGCAATACGACCTTTAGTAGCCGCACCATTACCACGGGTCTCAAGACCTTCAGTTTTTACTTTACCGGTTCCATAGGCAACGCCATTTGTTAATGGGTCGCTAATAGATGCGTCTTTGGCTGACTTAGTTCTGCCATATTCGCCATCCTTCATTACTTCTGTACCGTCAATAGACTTTCCTGCCATTGTGTGTGGACGGGCATAGTCACTTGCTGGTTTGTCATCACGATTTTTACCAACTACCATTTTTGAAGAATTCTTGGTTGTTGGCTTTACATTTTTTGCGATTGCCATATTAACGACCTCTTGAAGAAGACTTTTGATTAGCTACACGAGCCATATTACGTCCCATGCTACGCAAGTTTGCTTGGGTTACACCACCTTTAGCCATTTTCTTAGCGTCCATGCCGCCCTTTTTGAGCTTGAGCTTGGTGTGTTCACCTTTATGCTCTTGAGCATCGTGCTGCTTCATAGCTTTTTTAATTTCCTTATCAGCCATAGCTTTATCTTGCTTCATATCTGCTTTTTTTGATTCCATCTTTGCCATTTTTAACTCCTAAGTTACTGTTATTGTTACTGAATTAATATTACCGTTCCCAACTAAATAATTGGGAGTAAGGTTTCTATCAAAACCACTAGAGCCTCCAACGGGAGCATAGCCCCACTGAAATACTCTACTACCACCTTCAGGATATCCAGCTTCTGTAACAGAAGTGTTTCCGCCCTGTTGTATCTGTAAACCATTTACTCCAGAAGCATAATAACTAATATCTGGTCTTGGTTCTCTTACCGCCTGAGGGTCATTCACCGGATACATACCCAATCTTAATTGAGGATGGTCTGGGTCCCAACACTCTGGACATACCTTAATACTTACCAACTTTGTTTTAATGGTTAGTTTTTTTAATTGTACTAACTTAAAACGTTGACCACAGCGGTCACATTCGGCTATTGAGTGTTTAGCTGAAGCATACCGTGTTGGCATTACTTACCTCGCATAAAACAGATTGCGTGGCACAAATCGAATAGACACATCCTCTCTATCTTCTTCCATAGCTTGTTCAAGCTGAGTCATATATTCTTGCTTTAAACCCATAGCGCGCTGAATATCAATTCCCGGAATCTTCATAGAAAGATAATAAGATAGTCCAGCAACCAAACAGTTAATCCATCTAAATGGGATATCTTGGACATAAGTACCCGTTCCAGAATCTTGAACACGTCTCATACGCCAATAAACAAGCGTATAGGTCGTCCCGTTATCTGGGGTGGGCCATACTGCCAAAGATGGTAATTGCTGGTCATAAATAGGCGCTCCGACGCTATGAGACGACGCTACAGTATTATATTGACCACGATAGCAGTTTAATAGCTGATTACCTGAAATATTGACATATCCAATGATTTCATTGTCAATCTGGATAAATCCAGTTGAGCGCATTTCAAATGTAGAGCTAAGGGTAATTGTAGTCGCTGTTGGGGTCAATGAAGCCGCTAAAGTGACGCCCGTATAAATATTAGAGTTACCAGTTTGACGATTGTACCAAACTTGAATTGGACGTCCGTATGTCAATTTATTAGGAATTGTGGAGTATGTAGACTCTGAAATACGGTTTAAATTGATATCTTGCTGATTAGATGCGCTTGCATTATTGGTTCTAGTAACCAAATCTAAAATATCAATCGTATCCGCCCCAACTGGGTATAGTGCTTGACCATAAACTAATGGAATGGAGATTTCCTCAACTGTCCAAAAGTTAATACCACGGTTAGCCCACTCAATGGTTAAAAGGTTAATAGACCGTTTAGCGGTTTTTAAATCATATCCAGTGCGTAATTGCGAGCCACATCTCTCAAATGACTCTTCGACAAGTTCAGTGAGGTCAAGGTTAAATGTAGAATTACCACTGGTATATGCCATTATTTCTTCATGCCTTTAAGGGTTTCAGCCAGTCTAGCTCTCTGCCCTAATTTGCCGGGTTTTTTTGCAGCGGAAGCTAGTTTTTTGGCAGGAATAGTCTTGCCTTCCTTGACGCCTAACTCTTTGCGTAAAGCACCGGGCTTTTTAATTGCCTTTTGTATCCACTTTTCAGCCATTTTTAACTCGCTTGTGTAGGAGTTTCTGGGGTTGATTCTACAGGAACTGCTTGCACTACAGGAGCCGGCTCTAAATGGGCTTCTAAAGTCTTTAATAAAGCTTCTGTGGTTGGATGTGCAGCACCAAAAGATTGAACCTCATGTTTAATAGATTTTTTAATAATATCCAATACATGTTCTGCTTCATCTACAAAGTGTTGTAATAAACTCATTTTTTCCTCGCTGCTCTTAAGTTATCGACTAAATTGGGATAAGGTCTGCCAGCCGCTTTAGCCATTGCTTTGGCTTTAGCTTTCTTTTCAGAAGACATTTTCTTGGGTTTTCCTAATCCTTTTGGACGTGGCTTATCCCAAACTTCTCCGCCTTTTGCATAAAGGTCAACATCATTTGGATTATCCGTGCGATGAATAACCTTTTTCTTAGGCATTTTGGAAGGGCTAATATCACCCATTCCACGGCTTGGCATCATTTCTTTTTGCCCTTAGCCATTCCACCGCCACACATAGCTTTTACGTGCTCGTGGTGCAATTTGTGACCAGCAGCATGAGCCTTATAATGCTCGTGATGTTGCTTGTGTCCGTCGCCGCCATGGTGTTTTTCCATGTGTTCTGGGTGAATCATATGCTCTTCAGCTTGCATATCTTTAGAGATTGGTGGATGGTCGATTTTCATAGTATTTCCTTTATTAACAATATTTACCACGGGTTTTACCACGTTGTGCGATACCATCTGCACGAGATGATGCAGTACCGCCAGAAGCCATCTTCTTAACTGTGCCGCCTTTTTTCTTGGTATTTACAGGTGAGCCAGTGCCAATATCGTTACCAGACATCTTAGGCATCATTGCACGGGTATGACCTTTTAATTGGTCTGGATGTTCTCCATGAGGGCGATTGCCTGTTTTGGATAAAGCCATTTCACCAGCTTCAACTGGAAACTTAGTTACGCCACCAGCAGCCATCTTTTTAACCTTACCGCCTTTTTTCATGGAAGCCTCATAAGACTTCATGTTCTTTTCAGATTCGATTGGCTCTGTTTTACCAGTATCACCTAAGTTCATGCCACGGGTTAAACCACGTTTTTGAACATCAGATTGACCAAATTTACGATGCTTGTTTGAACCAGCTTCTACGTCTTTAGACATATTGCGTGGACCCATTGTTTCTTTCATGTCGCCACCCTTTTTAAATTTTTTGCCCTTATCGGCTTTTACAAAATCCTCACCGACAGAGCGAGGGATACCTACTTTCTTAGCGAATGCTGGATTATGAGCAACCGCCTCCATTAATTTATGCTGCTTTCTAGACACACTTGGCATTATACAAAGCGCCCCTTAGTTTTACCACGCTCACAGCAGCCATCAGCACGAGCAGATGCTGAGGACACTTTACCGCCCTTTTTCATTCCAGCAGCAGGAGTTACAACATCGCCCATAGGATTTACATTAGGGATGTTCTGTTCTGTAGTACCAAAAAGCTTGTAGTCACGTTTTGCTTCTTGTTCAATACCACGTTCTTTATTGGCTTTTTCGTAAGCTTTACGCTTTACTCTTTCAGCCCCAGTTTCTTCGTATGGCATTATTTGTGTCCTTCAATAAAGCGGTCTAGTTTAGCTTCTAGTTTATCAAATCTAGCAATAATCTGTTCCATATCGCTGCGAACTTCAGTTTTAGTAATATACTCACGAGCCATTTCTTCACGTGTTTTATTTAAAAGAACTTGAATACGGTCAACTTCATTAAACTTTTCTTTAACAAAAAATCCAATAATACCAAGCACTAAAGTTAGCCCAGCGTTCCAAAATTGCATTAATGAGTCCATTAGCATTTCCACTTTTTTAATGACTTATTAATTCTGCTATCTGGGTCATTGGCTGTTTTAGCAGAAGTCAGTTTCTTTTTCATACCACTCATACGGGCGCAGAAAGACTTCTTTCGTGAACCACCTTCTGGTTGTGGTGCCTTAAGATTCATGCCTTCTTTTTTAGCAGAAGCACGACCTTTAGCGTTTAAGCCACCGGTAGGACTCTTGCCTTCTTTACGCTGCCATGCTGGAGTCTTAGCCATAATTAATAACCTATGTACTCGCCTTGATTCTTAATCAATTTACCAGCCAAAATAACACCAGCAGCAATTGCGGTAGTTGTACTGGTAGATAATTGCCACTGAATATCTGTTTTAGAAGCATATAAAAATGGCTCAGAAGTTCTATTAGCTGTATAGATTGAAACAAATGGCTGCTGTAATATAGTTTTAGTTACGCCAGTATTGTTATCGGTTGCTTGCACTCTATAAGTAACAATGTTGGCGCTGGTGTAACTATTAGAAGTATTTACTTCAGCTAAGGATAAATAAAAACTATATCCATTTGGCACTGTGTAAACGGTGCTTTGTGACTTTCCAATTCCAGCATTGATTTGACCAAGAATATTGCTTCCTTGTTTTGCTGTAATTGTTCCTACGTTTGATGTTTGGCTTGCTGCAACACCGGTCATTATCATGGAGTTAATGCGCAAATAGCTACCAATAGTTGTTGCTACGGTAGTTCCTGTCAATACCACATTTTCTGAAATAGGATTAAAGTTTGCATCTAATCCATTGATGGTGACGGCTGCTGGAGAAACATCAGTTGCTGATGAGCTTGCAATTGATAAAGCAGTAGCTGAAGTAGCAAATGTATAGGCGGTAGCATTTTCCCAGATAGGAACAGCTACGTTAGAAACGGCTGCCTGATAACCAAAGATACTAACAGCAGTATGACCCGTGATTTGACCACGAGCTACTTGCAAATCAAAAGGCTCAGTTTTAGCCTGACGAGTAATTGAATTTAATGCGTTATTAGTTTGAACAACAGAACCTGCCATAATTAATCTCCTGAGTTAAAAAAGAGGGTAGGAAGCCTACCCCCTAGTCGATTAATTAGTCAAAGTTACCGTATGGGTAAGTTGTCAATGTACCAATATTATTGTCAGGCTGTGAATATTGCAATGTAATATTTACTTGACCAGCAAGGCTTGTTGCAGAAGTCAAAGTAGTACCAACCAAAGCAATTGTTACAACTACTTGTGACAAGTTAGGCTGAGTACCGCCTTGATAGATGTCAGTAGAAGTAGCTGATTGATTTAAAATCTGTTGGTTAGTAAAAGTTGCTAAAGATTGACGACCAACAGCAGTAATAGCGCCTGTAGCATAGTAAGTTGGAGTTGCACTGGCTACTGTGTAGTTGTTAGAAACATATACATAAGCAGCAGTCAATGTTGCTGTGCCGCCAGAAACTGCAAATGCGGTTACACAGTCAGCGTATACGTTGTCAAGGTCTGAACCAGTTGGCAGATAGAAAATTGCGCCACGATAAATAATAGTTGCGCTGTCTGCTGGAATAGTTTGAACAGTTGGAGCAGATGTTGCGGATGGTACATATACGGTACCAGCAGTGTTAGGAACACCGTTAGAAGCAACAAACACACCAGAACCACCGCCGTAGGTAGAAGTACCTGCTACGGAGTTAGAAATATCAATATCAACGTTTTGAACTAACTGTTGGTAACCAACGTTACGCAATGGACCAAAACGATTT